AGTTTTTCAGATAGCCTTGCAACTGACCGAGATAAAGTACGCCTAAAAATAGGCGATACTGACACAGATGATCAGTTGCTAAGCAATGAAACGATTGACGCCTTACTTGATATCCGGGCCGATGTTATTCTCTGCTCAATTGATGCTTGCCGCGCCATTCTTGCGAAGCTTGCAAGAGATATTGATAGAAGCGCGGCAGGTATGTCTGGCTCTCGGTCTCAAAAGACACAGCATTATAAAGACATTCTCGCGAATCTTGTTAAGGAATCCGGCGGAGAAACTCGGGTTAAGGTTGGAGGCATATCGAAGAGCGACAACGATACGCTAAACGACGATTCCGATTTTGAAAAGCCCACGTTTACAGTTGGGATGAATGACCGCGTGAACAGTAGCGGCGGCTCAAATGGGGATTGGTGTTGATTAGATGGCTGGTGATTTTGACGTTATCGAAGAAACCCCGTTACTAGGGGAAATTCTTGATGACATTGCCGAGAGAATGCCTGAAGAGGGTGTACTAAAAGCAATGGAGCAAAGCGCCCATTTTCTCACCGAGTCAATTGTTGAAGCAATCTACAGTTTAGCCAAGAATCCAAAAGGTGGCCTTGCTGATAGCTATGAGCCGGAGCTGTTGGATACGGGCGAAGAAGTTGCTTTCGGTGTTTTTAGTGATTTAATCTATGCGAAGGTACAAGATGAGGGTAAAACACTTACGCCAAATGCCCCGCTTAAGTGGATGGCCTACCCTCACAGAAGCGCAAAGAGCTACGTTGGAATAAGATGGCCAAGAGATTTCCATGATGGCAAATTACACTTTGCACTAAGTAGCCATGACCCAGGTGGGACCGCGTACCTATTTGAAAAGGGCAGAGAGAAACCTGTCTTTATCTTGAAGAAAAAAGTAAAAATCCCAGGCCTCAGGTATTTAGACAAGGCTCTCTCTACCTTCGATAAGGATGTGGAGAAGGCTTTTGACAAAAACGTGGGGCTTGTATTCAAGAAGGGTGGATTTTAATGGCTACCCCTACCAGGCGGCTCGTTCTCCAAAATATTAAAACAGTTCTTGAAACGATAACAACCGGCAACGGCTACAAAACTACCATAGACACGGTGGAGGCCTTGGGGAAATCATGGGCAACGGTGAAGCCAGGCCAAAAGCCTTGGCTTGGTATCGTGCCACAGAGAGAAAGCCTCAGTTTTGAATACAGCAATATTCGAGTTGTGTTGACTCTTCTCGTCATTGGGCACGTCGCCGGAACAACTCAAGACGATAGAGCAAGCAAGTTGAACGATCTACTTGATGACGTGATAGCCGCTCTCAATGCTGATACGACAAGAGATAACAACGCAATATCGACAACCATTACATCGGTTGAAACGGACGAGGGCGCTCCTGATGGTGATGGTGACGGCTCTATGGTGATCACAACCAACGTTGCATACTTCAGAGGGGTAGGGAGTTCATGAAATTAAAATATATAGGCGAAGATGGAAACCTGAAAATCGGAGGTCGTGGGTTAAAGCACGGCGAGGTGATTAAAGGAACCGAGGCTTTAGCAAAGCGCGGTGACTTTGAGCCCGTAAAAAAAGCACCAAAAAAAGAATCGAAAAAAGAATCGCAAGAGGAGACTGAATAAATGGGAAGCACTCAAGACCACGCACTAGGAAGAAATAGGAACTTCTTCTGTAAAGCAGAAACAACCTATGGAACATTCGTTAAACCCGCGGCAGCAGATGACGCGGCCAAGGTCCTGAACTGCTCTTTTGACTTTAAACAAGAGCGCAAAAACAGAATGGATTCGAGAGCGGTGCGGGCGCACTATGAGCGAATCACCGGAAGGAAAGAAGTCTCTTGGTCAGTTGATTCCTATCTCATTCCCTCGGGCTCCGGCTCTACTGATCCCGATCTTGCGCCTTTGTTTAAGGCCGCGATGGGTGCCAGCTCTAGCCAAGTTTTCAGCTTAACCTCGGGGCAAGCCTTGGATTCGTTGTCACTGGTTCAAGAAATGAACAGCGTCGTAATGGAGGCGGTGTCGGGTGCTTATGTTGACACCATGACCATTTCGATGAGTGGCGGCGATGATCCCAAGGTATCTTTCAGCGGTGGGGCTTCAACTCATATTCATACAAGCACAACAACCGCCGACGGGGCCGGGTCCTCCACTACTGCTTTGGTTGTCGATGATGCTGATGCCATCGAAGTAGGTTCAGTTATCAAAGTTGGGTCCAGTGCCGACAACATCAAAGTTACAGCAAAGAATGGAACAGCCATCACGCTGGAATCTGCTTCAAGCTGGTCTGACGGCGATGCGGTCGTTCCTTTTACTCCCGCGAGCCCAGTAACCGCCGGATCCCCAAGCCCAGGGATCACCGGCTCGGTGACTTTGGCCGGGAACAGTGGGCTAGAAATCGTTTCTTTTGAGTTGTCACTCGTTAACAACATCAAGGCAATTTCTGATGAGGCTTTTGCTTCAACGGTTACGGATTTCATCCCAGGCTTTCGAGATGTCACAGGCAGCTTGAGCGTGAGATGTGCAAAGGACCAAGCGCTCGAAATCGGAAAGCGCAAAGGGTTTAGTACGAGGGATTTACAAATCGTGAGCGGTAGCGGCACGGGTAATGTCTGCACCATTGACCTTGATCAAGTTGAGTTTGAATTCTCAGCTTTAAACGTTCCAGAGTCCGAAGAAGTTATTATTGATTTACCATTCAGAGCACTTGCTCAAGACGCCGCATCTAATGATGAGCTAACAATTACATTTTCATAACATTTAAGGCCGGGGGCTATTATGTACAACGAGGAAGATATCATTCTTTACATTCCAGAGCTGGGAGATAATCGAGAACTTGAAGAAGGGAATCAAGTTAGCTGTGACTTGCTGCCAATGACAGGTGAAGAGGTTAGGGCATACCAAAGGGCGATGGTCGGGACTAAGCCATCCTCGCCACAAGCGATGCGTAAAGCTGAGGCTGTTGTTAAGAGAATTATCACTGAGCGGGTTGTGAATATTGAGAACTACGAAGACATAAAAGGCGAGCCAATCTTAAACGGTGAAGAACTTTTTGAGCGCGGTGAGACTGCACTGGTTGATGAGGTCTATGAGGCTCTATCGAGCATTTCAAAGCTAAAGGCAGGTCAAAGAAAAAACTAATTCTCGCTGCTAAGTTTGTGCTTAGTGGCGACCCCTCCTTTAATTGGGGCTGTTCCAAATGCAAAGGGGAAGGTTGGGAGCATGGCGATTCAAAGAGAAAGGCGAGGGGTTGCGACGGTAAACCGACCTCTAATCTCGGCTTTGCCTTCGACCATTCACTACGCCGCTGTCCGTGGTCGCAGATTAAAAGCGAAACGTGGGAAATTCTTTCTTGGTGGCTCAATTGGCGCTCTCTTAAAATTCTTCCTTGGGGCGGTTCAGATATTATGTCGCAGCCTTCAGTGGTTCTTGAAGCCTTTGAAATTTGTGAAGGTGAAAAGAATGAGCTTGAGAAAAAGAACAACGAAAAAACGTAAAAGGGGCTAAGGATGGCTGATAAAAAATACGGGATTATCCTTACAGCCAAAGACAAGGCAAGCAAAGCAATCAAAGGGGTTGGTGATGCGGCTGGGCACTCTAGCAAAGCAGTGAGAACTCTCGGCACTAGTGGAGCCGCTGCTTTGAAGTCATTAGGGTTTGCAGCTATCGCCGTGAATCAGGCCGTTGAAATCGTCAAGAAGTTCAAGGATATGATGGTGCTGGCTTCCGAGATGTCAATGCAATATCGAAAAGAGAATGATCCACTAATCAAGCAATTCAAGGAATCAAGAAACCTGGTGGGCTCCCTTGCTGCTAGGGTTGGAGATGTTCTTGTGAGTGCTTTTAGCCAAGCCACAAAAGCCCTTGGGCCAGTTATAAAAAATACAAGGCTTTGGTTAGTTGAAAATCAAAAGATGCTTGCGTCTGGGATTATCAATTTTTTAAAAAAGACGGCGCAAGTATTAACAACGGGCGTTTCTAAGTCAATTTTGT